CGGTAAGAGTAAGTTTGTGTTTGAGCCTGTGGACAATGAGGGTCATCCGGTGAACATTGATGACATTGGTAACAACACCAAGGTGATTGCTCTGGTGTCTAGCTATAAGCACAAGATGAGTGCGAAGTTTGGCAATGCTCCAAGCATCAAGAAGATCATTGTGACTGAGTTGAAGGTGTATAGCCCAGAGGCTCGTACAGAGCAGCCAGTAGAGTTTGACGAGGCTCTGTGACCGATAGGCTGGCCCTCGTCGATGCTGACTTTTTAGTGTATCGTACGGGGTTTGCCACACAGGATGTCAGTGAAAGGATTGCGAAGGCTCGTCTAACGGAATGGTTTGATACCCTTGTCCACATTAAGCTAAAGGCCAAAGATTACAAGGCATGGCTTACAGGCAAGACAAACTTCCGTTACGGCCTCGCAGTCACAGTCCCTTACAAAGGTAACCGTAAGAACCTAGACAGGCCGATACACTATCAGGCTCTCAGGGATCATATGGTTACTCGTCTAGGGGCTGAGGTGACGGAAGACATGGAGGCTGATGATGCTGTGGCTATGGCCTCTATGCAACCGAACACACTGATTGTTCATGTGGATAAAGACCTAGACCAGCTAGAAGGTGAGCACTACAATCCTGTGAGGGATGAATACTATACGGTGACTGAGTTTGAGGGAATGAAGAACTTTTATGTTCAGATGCTCACTGGTGATCGTATTGATAATATCGTTGGTCTTGAGGGTATTGGCCCTGTGAAAGCAAGGAAAGCCCTTCAGGACTGTAAGACAGAACTTGAACTGTATGAGGCAACATGGAAGATGTATCAGAAGCATGGCCTGACGATGGACAGGCTGGTGGAGAACGGTCGTTTGCTGCACCTCTTGCGTCATCAGGGGCAAGTATGGTCACCTCCTTCAACCTCGCTGGATGCCAGTGGTCAGTAGAGGAAGTGAACGGTCTGTCGGAGATGGGACACACCGACCCAGAGGAATACGTGATTCGATTGCGTAGCACTCTGTGTGAACAGGCAAAGAACGTAACCTTCTACCATGAGTTAGTTCATGCCATACTGTTCACAATGGGTAGGACAGACCACCCAGAGGATTTCGTGGATAGCTTTGGTAACTTGCTATACCAGTATTTGAACACAGTGGAGTGAGTATGAGAGACACGATTGATATGGTTCGTGAGGTTGGCTTTGCAGCTCTTGGGCAGGGCTACCCTGCATTTGAGAAGTTTGAACGGCTTGTCGAGCTTGTCAGAGACGACTACAGCAACAAACACGCGCAACTGTGGCTCAAGCGGATTGACGAGGCTGTGAAAGCAGAGCGAGAGGCGTGTGCGAAGGCCGCTGACGACCAATGGGTACGCAATCCAAACGTGTCGGGTGGGGATGTTATCCGAGCAAGGAATAAAGAATGAAGGTACAATCCGGTAAAGCGAAGGGGCGAAAGCTCCAGCAATGGGTGCGGGACAAGTTGCACCAGTATTGCCCTGAGTTGCGTCCGGGGGATGTGGAGTCTACGAGTATGGGTGCTGGAGGAGAGGATGTTAAACTCTCTCCACACGCTCGTGACTACTACCCGGTGCAGTTTGAATGTAAAAGCTATGCGAAGTTTGCAGTGTATGAACACTATAAACAAGCCTGTACCCACGGAACCTTTGAGCCAGTGTTGGTCATCAAACAGAACAACTCTAAACCGTTGGCTGTGGTTGATGCTGATTGGTTCTTTGCTATGTTGGGTGAGAAAGGACGGAAAGAATGAGTGAAGTAAACGTGGTGTGGTCTACTCCAGATGGGGAGAAACTGATTGCTTACATGGCTCGTGTGTCTAATCCTAAGAACCAAGACAACCCAGAGACTACCAAGCTGCTGAAGTACCTTATCAAGCATAAGCACTTCAGTCCGTTTGAGAGCGTGAATGTCTGTATGGAGATCAAGACAACACGGGACATTGCCCGTCAGATTCTTCGTCACCGTAGCTTCTGCTTTCAGGAACTGAGTCAGCGGTATGCAGAGGCAGATCAGTTTGAGTTGTCTGAGTGTCGTATGCAGGATGAGAAGAACAGGCAGAGCAGCTTACAGACTGAGGACAAGGAACTGATGCGTATGTGGGTGGCAGCACAGCAGGAGATCATCTCTGTGGCTTACCGTTGCTATGAGCAAGCCCTTGACTGTGGTGTCGCTAAGGAAGTGGCCCGTAAGCTGTTACCTGAAGGTTTGACCATGAGCAGGATGTTTATGAACGGTACTCTGCGTAGTTGGTTACACTACATCAGTGTACGGACAGACCCTAGCACTCAGAAGGAACATCGTGAAGTGGCTTTCAAGGTGTTGGATCACTTGAAGGTGTTGTACCCAACAGTGATGGAAGCATATTTAACAGAGGTGGAACAATGATACGAGAATGTGGAGAAGAACTCATCGTTAAAGAATTGAGTTGGCACTATCACTACTTAAAAGAGCGTCTGGAAAACAAGCAAGTTGGTTTCTGGTCGTTTGAATGGGAAGAAGAGGAGAAGGAACTCAAGAAGATGACCAAAGCCTTGAAACGAGTGTTGGACTTTTATGGAGAAAAGGTATGACAGACGACAAACCAGTAGTGTTTTATCATGGAGAGACAACTTTCCACACACACTCATCAGGCACAGAAGTGGCGGTGGTGTATGATGTGTTGAACCATCCTGTCTTGGGCAGCGAGAAGAAGGTTTATACCTCTCAGGTTTTGCAGCATTTCAAAGGTGGTTTTGAGACATTGAACACTATCTACATCCAACTGCCTCGGAAAGAGGATGAGGACAAAGACAGTGCTGTGGTTGATGGGGTGTTGGGTAACTTTGACTTTGATAAAGTGAAGCAAGTAACAGACCTCTTGAACTGGCGCTACTTCAACGTAGAAGGGCAGCTAGAGGTGCGAGACTTGCGTCAGATGGCTCGTAAACTGCTCCGTGATACCGTTAAGAAGCTGGACAAAGAAGACGGCTACAACACTCGTAGCGGTGGCTTCTATGTTCATGGGTTCAAAGACTTTGGTAAGAAGTATCTTGAAATGAAATTCTGTGTGGCTTCGTGGGACAACTATGATTAATGAGATTGACATCAAGGACTTGGAAGACTATCAGGAAGCAGCCTATGGCACTGCTCTACCCTCTGCCCTTAACCGGCCATACCTGTTCTCAGGCTTGGCTGGTGAGGTAGGAGAGGTGTGTAGTGTCTATGCTAAGTCAGTCCGTGATGGTGTCTTAGACCGAACAAACCTGAAGAAAGAACTCGGTGATGTGTTGTGGTTCGTGGCGGTATTGTCCAAAGATTATGGCTTTACCCTGTCAGAAGTAGCCTCAGCTAACATCACTAAACTTAAAGACCGTCAAGCACGGGGAACCCTGTCTGGAAATGGAGATCAACGATGAACAAGTATTCTTTTTCTTTTACCGATTGCAATGGTGAAACCCACACCTCTACCTTTGAGAACACAGAGTCTGAGCGTTGGGTGGCAATGTTGGATGATTTTGTGAACTTCTTGGAGTCTTCTGGCTTCCACGGTGTGCGAGAGCGTATCCGTGTGGCTACCTTCCCTGAGTGGGTGGGGTTTGAAGACACTGACTGGTCTGGTGAGTTCTTTGACCCAGAGGAAGACTGAACATGAGAATCCTAGCCATTCCTGACACGCAGTGTAAGCCGGGAGTGCCTTTGGATCACCTCACTTGGGCAGGGAAAGCTATCTGTGATTACAAACCGGATGTCGTTGTGCATCTGGGGGATCACTGGGACTTTCCTAGCCTGAGCAGCCACGACAAGCCCGGTAGCAAATACTTTGAGGGTAAACGCTACATGGCTGACGTGGAGGCAGGTAACATAGGCATGGGTATGCTCTTGGCTCCCTTGAAAGAGCTTCAGAAGACCCAGAAGACAACCAAGCACAAGGTGTATAAACCTCGTATGGTGTTCCTCCGTGGTAACCATGAGCATAGACTAACCCGTGCGGTACAGAGCAATCCGATGCTAGAAGGGCTGATGACCTATGACCACTTGAACTTGAAGGACTGGGAGGTGCATGACTTCCTCAAGCCTGTGTTCATCAATGGTGTAGGTTTCAGCCACTACTGGCCTGTGGGTGCTATGGGTAGACCAGCTAGCTCTGCTTCTGTCTTGGTGAACAAGCTGCACATGAGTTGTGTAGCAGGTCACCAGCAAGGAAAGCAGATTGCATACGGTAAACGTGCAGATGGGAAATCAATCTGTGGTATCATTGCAGGTAGTTACTATCAGCATGATGAGGACTATATGGATCAGTTGTCTAACACCCATTGGCGGGGACTACTGGTGATGAATGAAGTTGAGGATGGTCAGTTTGACGAACTGTTCCTCAGCATTAACTATTTGAAAGCGAAGTATGACAAAAAGTATGCAAGAAGCTGAGGAGGAGTATTTTGACCGTCTGTGGCTGGAAGCACAGCAACTGATGCCAAAGCCTCAGCATGATCCTGTTAACCGCCCCCGACACTACCTATTGTTTGAGGACAAAGGCATTGAGGTGCGGGATGTGATTGAGAAGCTGGTGTGGAAAATCAAGATGGACACAGGTAGGAATGTGCCTGATTGGGAGGCGGCCCCTATGTTTGATTCAGACTATGTTCAGATGATGCAGTATGGTATGCGGTTCATGGACAAGAACGGTGTCGAGGACTTGAAGAAGATGCGGGTGTATCTTGATAAGATGATTGAAGCCTATGACTCTAACTCTTGAAGAACTCAAAGACCGTCTAGCCTTGATAGAGGAGGTGATGCTGATTGAGCTACTGGGAGTCCAGAGTCATCAGATTGTTGAAGCCTTCTCTGACTTGATTGAAGAAAACCAAAATAAACTACGTAAGGAAATTGAATGAGTGAGACTATGACCCCATACCAGACCTATATTGCTAAGTCCCGGTATGCCCGTTACTTGGACGACAAAGGCCGACGTGAGCATTGGCCGGAGACAGTGGCTCGATACTTTAACTTTATGGAGAAGCATCTTAAGACCAACAACAACTTTACCTTAACCC